GATTACTAAAATAATTGCGATAACTGTTACCATTATCATTGTTGCGATTGCTGCGCAGTATTCGTTGCGCTCGTTTTGGTTGTGGCTCATAGTGTGAAGATTAAGTATCCGATGGCTACTCCTGCCAATACATGAAGTATTTTCTCGTATGTTTTCATAAGTCAAAGGTTAGGTTATAGTCGTTCATCCACTTTCGTAGCAATTCTCGGCATTTATGGTATGTATCTACTTCGCAGTCGGTAAGTTCTTTAGCTTTTTCATATCCGTGTTTGACCATACCTCGCAGTTCTTGGTCAAGTTCAAACATAGCTATTCGCCAATCCGTGCCATTTAATGCGTCTATTGCGTCCGCTTTTTCGTCAAGTTCTATTGTTACTTTCATCTTATTCTGATTTATTTAGTTCGTGTTTTACTTGCTTCTCGGTAGCCGTCTGAATAACCTTTGACGTAATGCAGCTCAATCTCCTTTTTAATGCGGCTCAAATAAAGCGTGGCATCCATCAACTCCTCAAGCAAATGGTTTATCCATTTGTCTAACGTCAGGTCTTCTCGTTCTAATGTAGTTCCGTATTTTTTCAGGCCTGTTGCAGAACGTTCTGCATACTTTGCCATTACGCTTAAAACAATTTTATCTTTTATTTCTTGCTCCATTATTTCATAAGTTCGTTATAGTATTCTCTGGCTATCTGGATCTTTTCCTTTACCGTACTAATTACATGATCATCGTAATCAATTTGAAAAACCTTTACTCTTTCGTGTTTTGGTATGTGATCAAAATTGTGCTGGGCTTCTACATAATCGCGTACCTCTTGACTTTCTCCAATTAGGTTTTGCTTCCAGTGTTCCCTGCGGATCTCATCCTCAAGAATTAAGTAAGGCGTATTAATTAGGCAGTAAGTTACCAAAGCTTTTTTACGTCCGGTAAGCCACATGTAAGCCTGCATTTGCCAGTAGTAATCTTTAGTCGGTAATTCAGATTCAAACCATGGAAACGTATTCGCGTTCCAGCTTACTTTTGTATCAATAATTAAATCTTTTGCAATTACGTCCGGAGTACCTTTGACAAAGTCGTTAGTAAACTTATCTTCGTTTTTATGCAGGAATCCAAGATCCAAAACTTCAGAGACTAACTGAATAGCCTCGTCTTCTGTTTGGTGGCCTTTATCCGTGTATCTGGAATTAAATTCTTTATATATGCCGTATTTGTCCTGTAATACAACTTCTTGAATATAACTCTTTGCGGTTTGGGAAAGTACCTCCCCAGCTTTACGCGAGGAGGTCATTATTTTTCCTAAAGAACTTGCTCTAACTTTCATAACGCATTAAGAATATCAATTTGACCTTCAGTTAGTGTAAAAGATTTTTCAAGTTTTTCTCTTGTAAATTCGCCTTTTGCTATGGCAGTTACTGCAGCCTGAAAGCGTTTCGGATCAATCTCTGGTAGTTTCTTTTCTTTCTTTACCTGTTCTCCTGCTGCATCGGTATCTTTATCCGTAACAAGGCCCAAAGCCGAACTCAAAGCATAGCGACGATAGTAGGTTACACCTGATCCGAAGCTCTGATAATCATTCATACCTTTAAGCGTTACGGAAGGAATTTCAATACGGCTTTCCATTGTCTCGCCAGATTCAACGTGATAAATTAAGGTATCCAAATAATTAGCTCCGTCTTTTGAGTTTAGCAATTGAGTAAAACCAAGTCCGTGTTTAGATAAAAGCGGATTGATCTTATCAAAGATTGCAGGAAGATCAGCGTAAGAATAGCCGAAACCTTGCGTACCTTTAAAAATTACCGGTACCTCTTGCTGGAATGCTGCCAGCGACTTAAATAGATGTTTCATTGTTTTTTGTTTTTTGTGTTATTACTTGTATTAATTCTTTTTCGATTAGTTCTGTTCTTTCTTCTCTGGCTTTTAATACCAGCTCAATAATAAAAGGAAGGTCATTATAAAGCGTTTCGCAGTCAATAATTACTGTTCTGTTTTCAGATACTAAATGCAGCTCTCCGTTGGCTTCAAATATTGTATGCGTATCGGGTAGATAGGTATATTTCATGATTAGTTATTTAAGGATTCTTCATAAGTATCAAAAAAATACTCTTCACTTGTTTCAAAATCATACTTAATGTAATCTACATCTTGACCAAAACATGAGGCAATTTGTATTCCGTTTTCTAAAGCAATGTATACATATCCAGACATTTGGTTAAAGCCGCATTCCATGATGTCTTCGCCGTGAGCATAAGTTTTGTAAGCTCGTTGTACTAACATCCAGCTTTCTAAGTCAGAACCTCGTAGTTTTTGAATTAATTCTTTTGTTTCCATAGCGTAAAAATTAAAAGTTTAGACAAATATATAAATAAATATCAATAATTGATACTTTTATCTAAAAAATCTTTAGTTGGAAGCAAAATTCCTTTGCTGGTGTTGGAATCTCCGCCTAAAATATCCTTAGAAGTGCCTATATATTTTCTGCACATCTGCTTTAAAGTGTCCGTTTTTATCAAAATACAATGGTCATCGCTCAGCCAGTAGCACCAATATTCTGCTTGTGTTGTGCTTATCCCACTACTATAACCTCTGCTTTCATACTCAACGAATATGTTGCCTGTGTCCAAGCATTTAAAGTCTCGTTTTACTTCTATTCTTTTACCGAGTACCTCAAATAATTGAGTCTCAAATTCCTTACCGATTTCTAAATCGTATCTAAAGTCGCTATTGTGTTCCATCTTTTATTTTTTGTTTATAGGTTTTAATTAATTGTTGTAATTCATCTGCTGAATACTTACGTGTTTGATGTGCTTTTTCGTGTAATTGTAGCAATCTTTCAGCTCCAATACGCTTTTCTATGCCTATTTGATAGTTCAGCAGGTTTCCGTGTTTGTATTGGTTACAGGCTACGCATTGACCGTGTACGTTATCTTCATCGAATGTTACTGCTTTGTGTCCACCTGAGCTAAAATAATGCCCTGCGTCAAACTTTACACCTAACTTTGAGTCGCAACTTACGCAAGGTTTATGCTTATCTCGCAATCGTATGTACTGATTAAAGACCTTTTGAGCTTCTTTCATCCAATCTGATGTGGTTTTTAGCTCGTTTTTCATCTTGACTTTAGTCTGCTTCCACATCTTTTCTTTTGTCTCTGCTACGAAGGCCCTGACACATTCGTCTTTTAGGCAGTATTTATGATTGAAGCGGATAGGCTCAAACTTCTCTTTGCAGTTCTTGCACCTCATAAGGTTATACTTTCATCTATCCATTGGCGAAAGGCTCTCTGCAAGTCTACCTGCTCTTTCCATACTTGCTCTGCGTGTTGTTCGTCTATTCGTAGAACTAATCGGTCAGTCTTTTGAATTTCATCAGCTAACATATTGGCTTTGTTTTTTAGTCCTTGACGAAACACGGATTGGTCATTAAGGTCTTCAATGAAGTCTGCTAATACTGGCAGAAATGCTGCTAAGGCAATAAGTTTCTTTTCTCTTTTCATTTTTCTTGTTTTTATTGGTTTTCAATATACCACCATAGTGTTTCTATTTCGGTATTTAATCGCTTGTCAGTTTCGTCTATCTCTCCGCTCCAAATAATTTTAGTAAGTAGATATTTTGTAACTTTACCATCTACAATCTCAGTGACAATTCCCTCAAAGTAACAATCACCATCTTCAACATCTCGTATTGTATCTCCTATTTTAAAGCTCATTTTCTACGTTTTTAAATTTTAACTCTTGTTCAAGTTCGTGTTTTTGTCTACTCAGCTCCGCATTTCTATTGGCTAAAATCGTATTCTCTCGGCTCAGACTGACTGCGTGTTCGTAAAGGTTTGTCAAGAACGCTATGGCTTCTAATAACTCCTCTTCTGATTGCTCTGCTCCTTTGATATATTCGATAGCCTCAGGTCTTGTTTTTAAGATGTTCTCTCGTGCGTTTTGGATTCGTTTTTTGATAGCCCAAAGGTTTGCACTCGTTTTAATTTTGTGTAGTCCGATGTCCATTAGATTGAAGTTTGTTTGTTAGTTGGAGTTCTATTTGCATAAACACGGTTGCCTCTATAATCAAGCATATAATACTGGTATTTATCAACATCCAAAAATAGCTTATATATTCCGTTTTTTGATACTCCCTTTGGTTTGCTTTTGGCAACCTTTAAATGTACCTCGTTTTTCTCTGCTCCGCTTCCATCTTCATTAGGTAGCCCGTAAGGAGGTCTCCACGGAATTAATACGCTTAGACCTTTTCTAAACCATACCTGACCGCCTGCAAAGTCTCTTGCCGTTGGAATTGGAAAGTATCTTAGCTCAGTTCCTGCTATTGACATTGCCGTAACCATTGGTTGGTCTCTAACGTGATTAATAATGCAGTTATGTCTATTCGTCTTTCGTGCGTTTTTTCTCGCTTGTCCTAATATCCTGCTCAAATACTTGTCTTCACGTCCTAAGTCAGAAGCTATAAACTCTTCAGTTAGCTCATTCCAAGGGTCAATTGTAGTAGTGTGTATTGTAATTTGCTCCTTGCGTTCAATCTCATCAACCATATCATAAAACTTTGTTATGGTTAAATCCTCATCAATCGGGTCTATCACTATAAAATGTTGGTTGATAAACATTTCAGCACTTACTTGTTCGCCATTAGTCATTGAGTTCTGCCCTTGTACATATGGTTTACCGATATACTTGTAACAAAGCTCTGAAAATATCTCTGCAGAGTTCCCAGTCTCAGGAGAAAATATGACGTGATTCCAACCGTGTAAACACGAAAGGTTTATAAGTATCTCAAACCATAGCTCTGTCTTTCCCGATGCAGGTGCAGCTCCTATGTAGGTTGTAGTTCCTTCTTTAATTGTAAGCGGCAGTATATCCCAATCCCAACCAATGGATTTACCTCTGACATCTTTCTCGTGTCTTATGCTAAACATCTCTGCGTTCAAGTCTGTTAATTTCTTGTACATAGTCTATCCCTCCCAAATTTCTGATGGTAAATTATAAGATACCTCGTTGATGTAAGGAAGTGTATTTAATAGCGTTGACTTCCAATTTGAAATAGGCTGCAATTTACCATTTCTATTTATACTCCAGTCACTCTCTTTCCAACTTTCGTATTTTAGGCGCAAATCTTGCTGATTGATTTTAGGTTTCTTTTCTAAAGCGTAAGCTAAAAACTCAGAAAATTCAGGTATAGTATTATTCTTTATTTCTTTACTTTCTTTAGTTGTTGCCCTTGGCTTGCCCTTTTGCTTGCCATCTTGCTCACATACTAACTGCAATTTCTCCCATTTTACAAGGCTTACAGCTTGCCATTTGTTTGTCGTGTAGCGTGTCACTTCTTTAGACCTTTCTAACTTGTCCATTGCAGTACGAATTTGCTTGACCGATAACCCAACTTCTTTTGCAAGATTATCCCAACTCGTAACGATTGTACCTGCCTTTATTGTCTGCCCTTTCCAAACTCTATCTTCATAGTTTACGGATAAAAGCAAATGTAAAAGCAAGCGAGTTGCGTTGTGGTCATCATACCACTCCCAATCCTTAAGGCTGCGATGTAATTTAATCCAACCCGACATAATCTATTTCAAAAGTGTAAGGTAAAATAGTAGGTATTTTTGAGCCATATTTAAACTCCATTTGCCTATCAATAAACCCATTTGAATAAACACATAGCACATACGTTAAATTAAACTCCTTAACATAATGCTTTGAACATTCAATTAAATAATAATCATTTTTACTTTCCATTTTGTTTAATTTTTGAGCAATAAAAAAACCCCTGCATATCCACGAGGCTCGACTTTCGTTTCAATACAAGGGTTAATAATTCCTTTCGAGTTTATGGTGTCGAGCCAACTCATCTACAAATATAACTAACTACATTGGATTTTGTTCAGATTGTGGAAAATTACTCTTAATGTGTAAACCTATCTTTTCCCAATTTTCTCTGCTTGGTAGCTCTTTTGGGATTTGGTGGTCATATCTTCCCTCATTCAACCAACGTCTAATTCTTCTCAGCTTCTCGTAGTTTGTAGCTTTTGCAATATCTTCAAAGATGTTCCGTTTTTGTCTACTAAACGTCAAAGGCTCTGACATCAGTTGTATGCAACTTTCTATCTTCTTTTGGTACAATCTATCATTCTTTAACTCTTCGTGTTTGCGTATCG